TTTTGTTTTATTTTTTGTAAGCAAATGTTGTCAATTTTGATTTATCACTTGCACTTTCAAGGTCATATTTATACTGTGTGCTTTTTTCTATGTTACCTAATTTACCAGAATAAAATGCTCCGTTAATAGTACAATAAACGTATTCGTTATTGCTTTTTCTTTCGCAGATAACATTACCATTTTCATCAATAACTTGATAATGAAATTTTGCGGCTTTTTTGTTTGTTTCTGTAACTTTTAATTCGTAGTTCATTTTTTTTGTTTTTGTGGTTAATTGGTATGTAAATCTACAACCTTTTAACATTCAACAATCAAATGGGTAAACTTTTTTTTAAAAATTGTGATGAACGGCAAATATCAAGGATAAGCGGTTAAAGGAAGGCATATCTACCCGTGCCACGTTTAAGGCTGAAATTCTGCCAAGCCAATGCCAGAGCCATAACGGCATCGTCATGGAAGCCGGAAGGTGCTGAGTACTTTACCCCCGTTGCCGTATACTGATACTCAAAGACTTCAAGCTCCTGGCTTATTATCCCCTCAGGATAGCCTATCTTACCTTGATGTATTGCAGCCTGTAAGCCTTCCATTAGTTGCTGCTTACTTGAACTTGTGAATTTTAAGCCTTGTATCATTACCCCTTCTCTTTGCAGGTCTTCTAAGATAGGGTCTCCAACCCCCGTAGAATCGACTAGGATAGGGCATTTAGGCAGTCTAAGTATAGTTTGCTTAGTATTGTGCCAATCCATTTGGAAGCGGTCAAAATAAGCCACGTTCCCGTCTTCGTCTAAGCCTACTATAACAGTCCAATCGACTGACTTAGCAAGGTCAATGCCATAAGCTACTACCGGCATTGTAGTTACAGGGTGTAAGCATTTGCGTATATGTTGGCTCCCGAATGGGTTTGCTGCGTTCTCTGCCGGGTTTGCCATATACTCCTGCTCAAATACAACTTCTGGGAGCTGCCTTCTAGCATCGTCTATCTCGTTAGGGTCTATGTACGGGTTATCGTATGTAGTAAACTTAAAGCTCTGCCAATCAGGTTCGGCTTTGCTAAATAAACTAAAAAAGTAATTTTTACCTTTTGGGGTGCTAAGGAATATAGCTTTACCCTTGTAGTCCGTTAAAGTAGGTCTTATTGAGTTGAGCCACCCATCTTCAAGGTTAGGTATAAAGGAAGCCTCGTCTATTACGGCTAAATGAAACTTTAACCCTCTAAGATTGTCTAGCCTTTCGCCAGTAAAGAAACGAATTGAGCCACCTGTTATGAATGTAATAACTAAGTCGCTTTCGTTCTTAGAGTATATCTCTATTGGCAATAAGTCTACTATCTCCTTAAAGAATATTTTCCCTAATTGGTAAGTAGGTGTAATATAAGCTACTCGCTTTTTATTAACCGCAGTTTCTATGCTTATCGTTTGGCTAATCAAAGACTTACCAAACCTGCGCCCTGCCATCATTACAATAAACCTCTTATCGCAATCAAGTACTTGCTTTTGCGCTGAGTGTGGGTTATGTAACTTCAAGCCTACTGTCTGCATTATCTATCGTAAGTTATTTTAATCTCGCTTACTTCGTGCTTATTCTCTGACTTCTCAACTAAGCTATTTAAACGCTGAGTAATGCTTGGATTGTAAACCCCTGCCATGCCCCCTTCAATTTGGTCTTGCCTAATTGTTTTCTTAATACGCGAACAGATACTACGAAAATCTTCGTATGCATTATCTGTATTAGCAAAATATCTATCTATATTGCTCACTATTCCTTGATTGTAACAATAGTTTTCAAAGCCTTCTATTGTCAAAGGTCGCTCCCTTAATCTATAAACTTCGTCTCCGTCTTTGCCTACGAAGTCGTGTACTTTAATAGGATTGCTTTTACAGTAATCACAATATTCGGTAAAATATTGAAGCATTAACTCTGGTGTCTCTATTGCTTTATGCCTACCCATCTATTTTGTTTTTATAGTGCTGACATATCCTTTCCATAACGGATAGGTAATATGTATTAAAATCTTTATAGCCTTCGTTGTCTTGTTCGTATCTTCTATATAAAATGCCTCTAAGTCTTTGGCTTGGTGTCTTAAAGGTGTCTATGTCTGCTTTTAGGTTTTCTACTATGTCCTGCTCATCTTTGCTAAACGGCTCTTCTTTTATTGCTAGGTAGCAAAATTGTTGGTTAAGCTGAAAAATGTCAGCAGCATCTTTTGGACTTAGTTCCTGAGTTGCTATTGTTAGCTTTATTGTTTTGTCTTTGCGTGATGCTATGCTTTCAATTTGACTTGATAATAAAATCATAGTATTCCGTTGATTATGTCGTTTGCTTCGTCTATTGCGTCTTCTTGGTCTAAGTAAGTGTCTACGTCTGCTATGTGCTTATTGATTAAAGTTTCTGCCATAGCATAGGTGTAATTGCCTATGGTGGTCATATCGTCTCCATTCATACCTGTCTTACATACTGCAACAAAGTATGCCTTATGTGTTAGGAGCAGCCATATAGCAGTTAATTTTCTCATCTGCCTTGACCTTTATATGGTTTCGGTCTCGGGTTGTGCTTGTTAAAGGACTTCTTAGCAAAGCCTCGCTTCCTTTTCCCAAAGCTAATTTTATTCTTGTTCTCGCTACCTTTTGCCATTTGGTATGTTTTTTAAATGTATCTCAAATATTTCCTCAGCAGTCCACCTATTTTTAAAGTCATAGTCGTAATGGCACTCTCTACACATAGCACATAAATTAGTTATATGGTCTTGCAGTTGTTTTCTTTTACTGCCGAATTTTGACCTTGCAACTATGTGCGCTATATCTACCGCTACTTTGCCACACACTTCACAAAGAATGGTATCTGACGAATCAAACCCCATTCCTTGTAAATAGTTTAAAGTGTGTCTCTGCATAGTTTCCCCATTAAATTTTCCGTTGATTAATAATTAAAAATTTAACTATGCAAATTATTTATTGTCTATCTCTTTTAGTTTGTTAATTGCCCACTCAACTCCGCTAGTGCCACCCCAAGCGTCCCACATTAAGCCACCACAACCTTCGCTATATGGAACGTCTTTATGCTGCTGATGTCTTTTAAAGGAAGCCATACGAGCAATCGTGTCTCTGCTAATCGGCTCTCTGTTTGCTAACTGCCTTGCTCTTGCTTTGCCGGTTGCTTCTCCACATGAACCCCACCCGTGTTTCTCTACCCACTCCAAAGCTCTCTTTGCGTTGTTAGTTGCTGATTCCGGGTAATCGGTATAGCTATCTGCGAACTTGCCACCTGCCAAAATAGCCTTCCAAACCTTGTTAGCCTTCTCTTCGGTATCGTAAACACAACCGCCTGAGCCTATTCTATATTTGCCGTTAGAGCATTTAATTACTGGCATAGTTTACTATAAATATACTTTCTGTCTAAATTTATCTCCCCAAAGTTATAGTTCTTTTTGCAGAACTCAAATAGTTTATTTCCGCTTTCCTTTCGCATCTGCTCATCATTAATTAAATCTTTGATATGCTTATACCAATCCTTTTGACTTTTAACGTAATGCACCGGCATATCTAGGTAAGGATTGACATAGCTAACAACGGCAGGGTTCTTTTTTGCAGCCGTTTCTAATACTTTTAAATTTGACTTCATAGCGTTAAACTTGTTATCTACCAAAGGTATAATTGAAATATCGCTATCTGTGTAAGCTCCCATATATTCTGTAACCTTTGCATAGTTATAGATTGTAGGGTTAAGTTTTAGTCCGCAAGTAAAGGCATCTATCATTTTATCCCATACCGGCTTTTCGCCATCGTTATACCCGGCTATCACAGTTCTTATATTCATACCTTGTAACCTTTTAAAAGGCTGCCTAATTAAATCAAGGTCTCGTTCGTGTGTTCCGCTGCCGGACCAGAATAACCGAACCTTGTCGCTTTCTAGTTTCTCATCTCTAAATTGCTCATCTCCATAAGGTAAAGCGTTTGGTAATATGTGAACGTTCTTATTGTATTTAGTTATCTCTGCTGCTAGTCTTTCGTGAGTGCAGGTGCAAAGGTCTGCAATTTCTAAATAGTCGGTAATCAGTTTAGGTATGTTATTGAGCTTGTATCTTAAATACAACAAATGGCTTTCGTTAAGTTCCCAATAATCATCGTTATCTACTACTAACTTAAAGCCGTATTTAGTGCGCCAAGCGTCCATTTGCTTTGCATCTATCTCGTTAAGCATTCTGTTCATTAGCACAATATCCCACCCCTGCTCTAATAACTCGTCATTAAGTACATCTGTTATAAGTGCGTACTCTTTTTCCATGTGTACTATTGGCATCATTATCCTGTGGAAGCCAACACCTGAGTTAGCAGAAGTTATACAAAGTATTCGCATCTTATATTCTTTTGGTTGTGATAGATGTCTTGGTATTTTTCCCAGACGCTTTGCGCCCTTTGTAAACTTTCGTCTTTCATTCTCCTATATTCCGTTCCGTTGCCTACATCGTGTCCGATGTGTTCTGACCTCATATCCGGCAGGTAGTAATTTGTAAAGCCTGTAATAGTTGCTCGTTCTCCGTAATCTCTATCCTGCATACCATAAGGGTCGTATTCTTCGTTGTAACCGCCAACCGCGTCTATAAGCTCACGAGTGATAAAGTTATCTCCAAAAGGTGTATGCGTTTTATGTACTCCGTCTACTATTGGTGGCAGCTCCTCTACACAATGTATTCCAATAATGCCAGTTTTTGACACACGTTGAGAAAACATAATCCATTTTGACAACCAATTCTCAGGTAGTAAAATGTCATTGGCTAATAAACAAACCGCATCATAGTTTTGAGTTATCCTAAGACCTGCATTTACTCCGGCTGCTATGCCTCGCTTTTCTTTTGATAAGTCATACCCGGCAAAAGGATAGTTAAAATTCTCGTGAGTGTCGCTGCCGTTATCTATTAAGAAGCAGTCTGCATTGTAACCTGAGTTGTAAAAGTTCTGGTTAATTACACGCTGCGTTAAATCGTGCCTGTTTTGTGTAAGTAATAAAATAGCTACTTTCATTATCTTATATTTGTGCCGATTTCCCTTGCCGGAACTCCTGCATATTTAGTATTTGCTTTTGCTTCGCCTTTTAAGAAGGCACTTGCTCCTATCATACAATTTGCGCCAACGTGTGCAAACTGATGTAGAACTGCGTTAAGTCCTATATTACTTCCTTCTTCTATTATTGAGTGTCCGCCTATTTTTGCTCCGCAGCTTATTGTAACATTATCTAAAATATTACAATCGTGTCCGATGTGTGCGTGTTTCATTATGAAACAATTATTGCCTATAAAGGTATCTATTTCCGTTCCTGCATCTATTGTTACAAGTCCTGTAATAACATTGTTATCGCCAATGTAAACTTTGCCTTTTTCTTTTTGCCAGAACTTCTTATGCTCGGCTTTGTCTCCGATAATACAATAAGCTCCGATATAGTTGCCGTCTCCGATAATTACGTTATCGCCTATAATAGCGGTAGGGTGGATAAAGTTAGCCATTCTTTTTATTTTTAGGTTTTGGTTGTTCTTCATACCAAGTATACAAGCGTTTAATCATATCGAATATACAATTACCGCACCATACTGTTAAGATAAAATCTGCACTCATATACTTGCGATAAATATGCTCGTACATTTTTAAGATGTCTAAGTCAATATTACGCACATAACCATTCTGGACTGTGTGCCAATTACCAACGTTATCATCTAAAAATTTTCTGTGTTCTATTTCCATAAGTTCCACATTAGTTTAGATAGTAAAGGTGCTGCTACTCCGGGTATAAATACAAACGCAATAACATCAGTACATATTGCAGGAAGTAAATATAAAGCCAATCCACTCCAAGCTGCTAAACAACTCGTGCAGCTAAACGGCTTAAAATCTAGTTTCCACTTCCTATGAAATTGATGTATCTCTACAAAGAATATTGCAAAGCATATCGCTGCTATTATTGTTATTATCATTTTAAAATAAAGTTAATTGTGGTTTAATGTTATTTTTAATTATTGTAGTTTTAGTTTCTATTACTTCCTCTTTATAATCATCAGGATTTTCAATGTAATTTTTAATTCTGGATTGAGCTATTTTAGTATATTCAGGGTCTTGCTCCATACCTACAAATTCATATCCTTCTAGCTTACAAGCAACCCCTGTTGTACCTGAGCCACAAAATGGGTCTAATACAATGCCATTTGCAGGGGTAATCATTTTAACTAAGTATTGCATTAATTTAATAGGCTTTACAGTTGGATGAAAATTCTTATGTAGAATAGGCGCGTTTTTTCTAACTGAACCATCTGAATGTGTAACTCCTGATAAGCCTAACATAAATTGTTTTGTTGATTCTTTATCATCAAACTCATCTAAACCATTATTCCTTTCTGACTTACTTGCTTTGGCTACATAAAAGAATCGAGAAGCACCGCCTGAATCTCCACCGTAATTGCCAATTATTTTATCTCCTCCTATTTTGCCAAACATTCCATCGCCTTGTTTATGCCCTGATTTTAATTGACCGCTTTTTAATACCCCACTTTGTTCATCTAATATTTCAGCAGCAGTTTCATCTAATATAATATTTGCAGGGAAACGACCTTGTGGATTATCAATTAATTCTGATTTTGCGTGAATATCAGTTGCCCATATACCGCCTCTTGGAGTTTCCCATTTTTTTGCCCCATTACCCACCCTACATCCATCTATATTAATTCCCCCTACACCCCATTTAAGAATATTCTCAGCAATAGACAGACCTTTATCCAAAGGCTTCCTTGCTAGTACTATCGGCTCGTTAGCAGGTTTTAAAGCAGTACCCCAGCCTTCCCAATCACCATTACCTTTTGTGGTTGTTGTATTATTTCTTTCAGGGAATAACTCACTTGAACCTCCACCGTGTCTATTATTTGGAACTTCAACTCTCTCATTACCTTCAATCTTATCTATTGCTTTACCGATGTTATGTGATTTAGGAAACCCTGAACCATATAGCCATTGAATACAGTCTCTCACTTCAAATCCTGCAAACCTCATAGACATAACTCCCCAATCATACGTTCTAGTTCCAAAAAAGGATAAAACGTGACCACCATGCTTTAAAACCCTAAAAACTTCTTTCCAGAATACTGGCTGAGGTACAAATGCATCCCACTCTTTACCCATAAAGCCAGTTCCTTTTATTTCGTGATAGCCAAACTCAACCCAATCCTTCATCAACTCAGCAGCATTAGGTTCTTTTCCTAAACCATAAGGAGGGTCTGTAACTACTGAATCAAAGTAATTATCAGGATAAGTTTTTAAAATATCTATATTATTTCCGTTAATAATTATTTGGCTCACTTCCTTAATTGTTTTTTGAGTTCTCGTTTCGTTAATTTAAGTTCCCTGTGAATTGACATATAAGGTATGCCGGTTACTCTGCTTAGTTCCTTAGCGTTGCAGTTGTGCTTGATAGCATAAACTCTTAAAAGTTCTGCTTTGTACCAATGCATCTTAGATAACTCATTTTCTACTTTGTTAAGCAAATCCTCGTCTCTATCGTGTGCTATTAACTCAACCTCTAATGGCTTTCTATAAGTCCTATAAAATTGGCTCGTATTACTCTGCATCATGTTAATCATAGTGCGAACCAAGTAGAATTTTAACACGTTTCTTTTTCGCATATCTATTATGCGTTCCTCATCCATTTCGCATAGAACTTTAAATAGTTCACTTCTTAAATCTTCTCGCAGGTCTTCCGGCTGCATCTTGTCTATTGCTTCCTTTAATTCTCGGCTCTCCCAAAGTTCTAATATGATGCTATTCTTGTTCATATTCTTTTAAGGTTAGTTTGCCGTTATCTTCGGTTGCTATATAGCAGAAACAGTTTGAAGTCTTTGCTAAGTTTAAGAACGCTATTTGATAACTGCTAAGTTTATCTCCTATGGCTTTGGTTTCGCAATAAACCGCTACACCGCTTTGAGTATGAAAGCCTACTACATCTGGAACTCCTTTAAGACCTATGAAGGTGCGCCCTCGAACCGCAAGATTGTTATTGCGCCATACAAAGCACCCGTTTTTATTTAGAGTTTGGATTGCTTGTTTGGTTAATTCGTTTGCGGTCATAAAGCAAAAATATACTAAAGTTCTTGATATTGACAAATACTTTTAAATATCTGATAAGCTACCTGAGGGACTATTGCATTTCCGTAAGCTTTTATACTTTCTTTTCTCCATTTAGAAAAGGTAATGTTGTCCAGTTCTCTGGGAAGCCCATCATCTCCGCTACAAATAGGGGATTGAGTTGGAAACCCTGACCAGCCATTTGACGTAGACTGTTTTGTAAAACCACTCCTTTCTCCTTGTGTCTCTGTTTTGCCTTCTCCAATGTTTCCTGACTTCTCGCTGTATTCCAATCGAAGCTGTTTGGTGTCGGTAATAAACCCTGCCTTATCATTTTCGTTAAACTCATTTGATTTTCTAAGCCCGTCACTTTCTCTCCGCAATCCGATGCAAGTGGTGTCGGTAGCATTCCCATTACTAAAGCCCTCGTTAATGTTACTGAGTGCATCGAGCCTTCCTTTACTTGCGTTGACTTCATTGTCGCAGTTGCGTTTGTTGAGTCCATACAAGTTGGAGTAGGCAATAAACCAGATGCGGTCTCTTCGGTGTGGTGCGTTAACGGAACAAGCTGGAAGTAAAAACGGCAGGACTTCGTAGCCTTTAGCTTCCAAGTCAGACTGCACCTCATCGAATACCAATCCCCCGTTCCAATTAGTAAGGCCGCGAACGTTCTCGCCCACAACCCAACTCGGCTGAATTTCCCTAATTGCTCTAAGCATCTCAGGCCAGAGGTGTCTCTCATCTTCTTTGCCAAGTCGCTTTCCTGCACTTGAGTAGGGTTGGCAAGGGAAGCCACCACTAATGATGTGGATTGTTCCTCTGTGAATAGTGAAATCTGTTTTTGTGATGTCATTGTAACTTATTGATTTTGGGAAGTGATGTTTTAAAACTTTTTGACCAAAGGTGTTCCATTCGCAATGAAATACGTTTTCCCAACCGCACCATTCTGCTGCTAAATCAAAGCCACCTATACCGCTAAATAAACTGCCGTGTCTCATTTGAATGTTGTTTTGTTTTGTTTTATTTGTTCCTCAAAAAATAAAGCTACGGCTACGGCTCGTGCTTGGTTCTTTAACCATTGTTCAGTCCATTCGTCTCTGTACTGCTTGGCGCTGATTATATCCATTTTATTAGCTTTGTAGGTAATGATTTCCATTAGTTTCTTTTTAGCAACTGCTCCGTCTTCTTTTGTCCAAGTCTTAATGCCAGAATTATGCAGCTTTGTAAATACTGATAAAGGGTTAAACAATCTGTCAAAAGTTCTATTTTCTAGAACCTTATATTCCTGATAACTGTAATCAATTATGTCTAAATCAGTCAAATGCGGTATTGCTTGTTCTCGTTCCTGTGGTATCATTTTTCTTACTTCGTTTGCTTTTTTCTTGTATCTATCCATAACCTGACTAAAATAAGCCGGGCTAAAATTTTGGTAATGGTCTATGAAGTCATTAGCTACCATTTGCTTAAACGCTACTTTAACCTCGTTTATTGTAAAGCCACCGTATTCAGTCCTTATCCAATCCTCTAAAATTGCTAACTTAACTTCGCCAGGATTGTTTATACCTACAAGCTGCATCAAATAAATAAGGTTTTGGTTAAATATGATAGAGTTTAGATTCCGGACTCTCTCCCCCGAAAATGCGGTCATAATCTCCTGCTCCGTAGGAAGTAGAGTAGATAAAGTTGTAGTTTTTAAGGTTTTCGAGTTCGTGCTTATCAAGTTTTCGTTGATTATTTGAAGTTCCTTTTGCATATTGTTTAGCGTTTGTTATCCAATTATTTACTGCGTGTTGCCAACTTTTCATAGGGTTCTTACCTACTCTCCACCCGTTGCTCGTGTAGTAATTTACAAATTTTTCGGCTTCTACCTTAGCTTGTTCTGTTCCTATGCGGATTGCCATATATTCGTAAACATCTTCAAAACTACACTTACTTTTATTATTAATTATATCTATATTTATATTTTCATTTACATTTTCCATATGAGGCTTCATATGAGGTTTCATATGCGTTTCATATGAGGGTTCATCTTTTGGTTTGTTTTTAGGTTTTATATTGTTTCGCCTTGATTCTGTAAAGGTTTTACGCTTTTCCTTCTCAACATCAAGCCTAACATTGTACCATAACCCTTCATCATCTTGTATAAACTTGCATTTCACTTGCTCCCACAAGTGACCAACCGTATGTTGTATCATATGAGTGTTCATATGCCCTCGATTGAATTGAAGCATAAGCAAATCCATATATGCTCCTTTTTCCTCAAATGTCATTCCCATAGTGCCACTAACATAGTCGCCTGGGT